CACAGAAGAAGAAGGTTGGGTTGAAAGAATAGAACATAGAATATAAGATGAATAAAAATACACAAATAAAAATAAGTTACGACGTACAAAAATTCCCTTTTAGAGAAGTCATAGAAGAGGTGTTAGGTACTAAGTTTATAGAAAAGATACACTTAGAAGAAGAGTATGAAGTCTTTGTAAAGGGCACAGATCAATCTACAACTTGGCACAGAAGGTACTACAGCAATTTGGAAAAGTTCTTACCTCATTACGAAAAGTTTATATACGAAGTAATAAGACCTCATTTTAAAGAAGAGATTGTGTATCAAAAAGTACCCACATTCAGAACTCAGTTGGTTAATAATTTGGGAGTGTTTTCTTTTCACAAAGACAGGGACTATCAACACAATCAAGAAGAGTTAAATTTCTTTTTGCCTATCACAGATGCCTATTCAACCAATACTATTTGGGTAGAATCAGAAGAGGATAAAGCAGATTATGCTCCAATGAATGCACTATACGGAGAAACAGTGATGTGGAACGGCTGTCATTTATCTCATGGAAATAAATTAAACACTACATCTAATACAAGAATTAGCGTAGACTTTAGAGTAATTCCTATTTCAAAATATCAAGAAGATCCTGAAGCTGGTTCTATATACACTAAGATGAAATTTGCAATAGGAGATTATTATAAAGTTACAGCCTAATATGTTTGTATTTAATTTATTTGGTCCTGCTTTAAAGTACAGATTAGACGTCTTTGATCGTTGTAATCCAGATATTAGCGACTATGTAATTATAATGACAGATAGAAAGTCTTATCCATTTTACAAAGAGTATCACGATAAGTACGAATTTTTTTTCATAGACGACGTAGTTAGAGACGAGATTAGTTTGAAGTACGAATTGATTCCTAGCAATTTTACAGACGAACAAGATCACATAAAGAATTTAAAATCTTTTTACGAAGAGAATAAAACAAATTATCCTTACGACATAAATAGATTTTGTTTTCATATTATGATTGAAAAGGGAATTACCAATTTTTGTATTATCGATAGCGATACTTCTGTAGTAAACGACATAAACAAAATAAAACAATTTTTTGATTCTGTTCCAAAGAAAAGTATATACGCTCCATTTTATATGTACGAACATACAGAGATATCCCAAAAAAATAAATTTTGGAGCGAGATAAAAGATCTATATGGAATAGAATTGGATCTAAGCATTCCAAGTGTAGAAATAGGAGACAATCTAACTGAGCTATTTGATTCAGGCAAAATTGGGTGTATTAACGATGGATATCAGAAGGGATTTCATTTTAATAGCGTAGAAGATATGAAACTTTTTTACAAAATTTGGAACAGCGGAGTATCGCATTTGTTAAAAAGAAAAATGGAAATAGCTCCTAAACCAATAGAAGACAGTATGTCCTTAGATGCTGTTTCTGACGGAAGAAAAATATGGTCACCTGAATTTGTTTGCTCTAATTTATTCTTTTTCTTTTATAAAAATTTAGGATATAAACACATCGCAAATATGATAATTAATCCTGGAGATACATATCCATACAGTTCTGAAATAAGGAATCAGTATGGAATGGAAGACAGATTAATTTGCAGGCACAGACCAAAACCAGAGGACAATTTATATTACGGAGCAATTCCACCTAGAGGTGCTTGGTATAATTACACATTCGATTATAGTAGTATAAACACTATAAAAGATTTCGTAGCTAATAATAGAGAGAAATTGGAAAGTTATTACAAAGAATATAAATTTGAAGTAGAAGTTACTGATACTCACATATATCCTAAAATAAAATTGATCTAATGAACGATTTTAAAAAAGAAGTATTAAACTATAACGTAGTTCATGGTAGAACAGCTATTCAATATTTTAAAGATAGAGATATAACTGTTTCTATAGATCCAAGCATTTACATTTATACCATAGTAGATAAAATGTCTACAGAGATTTCTACTTTGGATATGGTCAAAATAAATAATAATAAAATAAACTATGTACTGGTAGATCAATACATTAAGTGGGAAACTAAAATAGCTGAAAGTATTAAACACATAAAAGAAAATTATGATAGTTTACCAGAGTATATTTTGTATGTAGACGGATTTGATGTTATGTTTGGTAAAGATATTATGAATCCAAAAGAAATGTTGGACTTCTACGACTGCAAAATTTTATTCAACGGAGAACACAACTTCGGACATACTGGCTTTGAGCCGCCTTACGAGGGCTATTTTAGTAAATTATATGAACATGAATTTAATCTGTGTCAACAGTTAAATGAAAAAAAATATGGAATAAATGCACAAAAGAGTCTAAACGCCGGAGTTTTTTTAGGCGAGAAAAAAGCGGTTCTAGAATTGTTAGAAGAGACTTACGAATACATGATGCAAGACTCACAAAAAGGTTTTCCTTACGGATGTAAAGACGATCAGTGCTTATTAAAATACATGCACAACAAACACTTCGATACAATATCAGTTGATTTTTTCAATAGATATTTTTTATTCTGTAATAGATTAACATTCTTAGAAGACACAGAAGAAATACATCATTTTCAATTTTACAATAGATTCAAACACCTTTATAAACAATAACCATGAAAGATTTTTATTTCATTTTCCACCCAGTTGGGCCTCAATTTATCAATACAATGTTGGTAACCTTTAAGTACATTCCAAAAGATTGTAATGTAGTAGTTATGACCCCCACTCCTCAGTTATTAAAAGACATCGTAGTAGATTTTAACTTGATAGTTTTAGATACTGAAGACTTGATAGACGATTTCACTAGACGCACGGACAATGTAATAAAAGAAACTGATCATGATAAATACATGGAAATATTACAAAAGAATTTAAAAGAGAATAAAAGATTCTGCGATATCACTAATAGATGGATCATGCCTTGGTTAGTAAAAAATAATATTACTAGATTTGCTTTGGTTAATGCTGACTCTTTGATAAATTTTGATGGTGAATTACAAGAACAGTTCGACTATATGAACAATACATACGAAGGAAAGAACGTAATGTTCGGACCAATTATGAGTCATTTCTACGATAAGCAAGCATACATAACAAAATACGGTCACATATTCGATAAACACGGAATTCCAAAAGAACTTATCCTGGAATTACCAGAAACTTTAAAAGCTTTCGATGGTTGGATGAGAGGGTTCCTTTTTGATAGCACTGATTTGGTTCAATTATACTTCAATATATGGGACGATATTATCAAACACGGATACGAAACGGATTCTGACGACTTAAAACAAAATCCATGGACAGTTACCGACGAAGGGTTAACTGCTCTTATAGCAGAAATGATCTCTTTAAAGCATGACGTGTTGATAGAAGATATTGTATTTAACTCAAGAAGATTGGTAAAGCATATCTATCACCCAGAAAATGATTACTTCGGTTTACATCATGATTTCTTATATTCCAATATGTATAAATTGCAGAGAGCTTCTAGTAGACAAGAATTTTATGAAGTAAATAAAGACACATTAGTAAATTTTTATGGAAATCAAAATGGTATTCCTGCTGAAAGAGTTCACGAAGTTATTTACGATTTAAACAAATAAAAAAGGTACATGGCGAATATATCATTTTACGGATCTCACAATGCTGCTTACGTAGTAGAAGAAGACGGAAAGATACTTTTAGTTTTAGAAGTAGAAAGATTTTTAAATTTTAAAAATAGTGGTTTGGCACAATACTTATGTCCAAAATACAATGATATAGTATTCTTTGCCAAGCTCATTCCAGAATTCATAATGCAAAAATTGAACATCTCGGAATTTGAGAACTGCTACTTTTTAAATTGTGATGTACTTGTTGAACAAAGATATGAATTGCAAACTTTCATAAAAGCAAAAAACTATTATCACGGTTTGCATCATCAATCTCACGCAGCGGGTGTTTTCTACCAATCTCCTTATAGAGAAGCGTTAGCTTTTTCTTTTGACGGTGGAGGAAACGATGGATGCTTTAATATATATCATTGCGAAAGAGGCAAATCTCCAAAATTATTAGAGTGCGTTCTAAACCCATACGATAATACTCCACATATTTATTACGACTTAGGGTTTCCTTATATGGTATTCGGTGATTATTTAGGAGACATTAAAAAAGAGCCTCTTAATATAGGCAATCTAGTTTACTCTGGTAAAATTATGGGACTTGCTTCTTATGGAAAAGTTATCGAAGAATGGGTTCCTCACTTTATGCATTTTTATAAGAGCAGACCAGACGGTTCTCACACTGGACCATGGGATGAAACAGGCTATTACGACTACGAAAAGAAAATTCAAGAGTTAGGAGAAAAAATAGGCGTTACTTTTAGCGTAGAAGCTAGATTAACAGATCAGATAGCTTATGACGTAGCTGCGACTTCACAGAGAGCTTTCGAAGAGTGTTTCTTAGAAGTTGCAAAGCCTTATTTTGAAAAGTATCCAGACTTACCTGTGTGCATGGCAGGAGGATGCGGATTAAACATATTGCTAAATACAAGGTTGGTAAAAGAATTTAACAAAAAAGTGTTTGTTGGGCCTAATCCAAACGACTGTGGTATTGCACTAGGTTTGATGTTGGAACAATTAAAGCCAGAGCAACCAATAGACGTTACATACTCTGGATTGGAATTAATGGATATGGGAGCTTTACCTCACTTTATTCAAAATTCATATAATACAGTTACTTCTGTTTTCGATATTAACAAGCTAACAGACGATCTGATAGAAGGAAGAATTATTGGAGTTGCAAGAGGAAAATCAGAACATGGACCAAGAGCATTAGGTAATAGAAGCATTCTTTGCAATCCTTCTATTGCGAATATGAAAGACATTTTAAATGAAAAGGTAAAACACAGAGAGTGGTACAGACCTTTTGCACCAGTAGTTAGATTAGAAGACGTATCCAAATACTTTGAGTGGGAAGGAGAATCTAGATGGATGAGTTTTTGTCCATTAGTTAAAGAGGAGTGGAGAGAGAAATTACAAGCGATCACTCACGTAGATGGAACAGCGAGAGTTCAAACTGTTACAAGAGAAGAGAACGAATGGTTGTACGACTTGTTAACAGAAATGGATGCTAAAACTGGAGTAGGTGTTTTACTAAATACTTCTTTCAATGTTGATGGAAGTCCTATACTTTCTACACTTAAAGACGCATTTACAATTTTAGAAAAAACCCAATTAGACGGTTTATTAATAGAAGATTATTATATATTGAAACAAAAATAAGTTACATGTTCAAAAATTTAGATTTTTATATCGACAAGTATTATACAGATAAAAAAATAAGCGGTTATTCTCAAGTTTACGAGTATCTATTCAATGAAATTAGAAGCGAAGTATCCTCAGTATTAGAAGTCGGAGTGGGAACTCTAGATGTAAATGTCGAAGGGCATTTTTATCAGATAAAAAATATATTCCCTGAATATCAAGTAGGTGGATCATTAAGAGCGTGGAGAGATTACTTTCCTAAAGCAACAGTGCACGGGATAGATATTGCTAATGATTGTTTAATATCAGAAGATAGACTCACTACGTTTATATGCGATTCAAGAGACAAGCGAGCTTTAGATCATACATTACAAGCCAGCACTTACGATATTATTATAGACGATGGATCTCACAAACCAGATACGCAATTACAAACTTTAAAAAACTTATTAAGTAGAGTTAAATTTGGTGGTTATTATATAATAGAAGATTTAGGAGAAGAAGTAAATTTATTTGTAGAAAGAAAAGACGAAGTCATGCCTTTCATAAAAGATCACGAATATTTTTTTGGCGGAAATTACTTGGTGATAAAGAAAACTGGATCTGGAAAAGGAGAGATTTCTTCTATTACACAATTCAACGAAGAAGAACAAGTTATTAAAGAAGGTTATGTAAAAACATACGAGAACACTCTATCTAAAGCTTTAAACTATTTAGGACAAAATACTCAAGACATATTCGTATTCCAAGCGGGCGCAATGGATGGCATAACATTCGACGATATTAGAGAGTACATAGATAACTACAATTGGGGAGGTCTATTCGTAGAGCCTATGCCAGACGTATTTGAAAAATTAAAGAATAATGTATCGAATAGGAACAATCATACATTCGAAAATTGTGCTGTTGCAGATTACGATGGAGAGTTAGAGATGCTACACGTTCCATTAAAAGCTATACACGAAAATAATTTACAGATAGGATACATTGGAATGTCTACTCGTTTTCCTCCAAAAAACGGATTTGGTTCAGATTTTCAAAATGATATAGACATTAAAAATAGTTTTGGAGAAAAAATAAGTGTACCTTGTTTTACTTTGAATTCTATTCTAAACAAACATAACGTTAAAAAAATAGATGTCTTTGTATCTGATACAGAAGGAATGGAATGGGAAATATTTAAACAATTAGATTTTACTAAATACAGACCAAAATGTATAAAAATAGAATTCATCAATTTATCAGAAGAAGATCAAAAACAATTAGAAGAAAAATTAATTACTAATGGATATGTTTACGAACTTGGTAATTCTGATATAGAGGCTATAGATATTAATTTGTTCGAATCATTGCCTATCGAGGTTGCTCCTAAAAAAGAAAAAAGTAAATTAACCGTAGTCACTGGTCTTTGGAATATTGGTAGACCGGGAAGATCTTTTGATCACTACTTAGAGTGCTTCGATAAGTTGTTGAAAGTGGATGTTAACATGTTCATCTTTATACCAAGAGAATTAGAAGACTTTATTTGGCAAAGAAGAAGTCCCTCTAACACAGCAATTAAATACTTTGAATTAGACGACGTTAAGAATATGTTTGGTCCTTTTTGGGACAAAGCACAAGAGATTAGAACTTCTGAAGATTGGTTGAATAGAGCTGGTTGGTTAGGCGATTCTCCTCAAGGTAGTTTAGAATGGTACAATCCAATAGTAATGTCTAAGATGTCATTATTACACGATGCTTGCATATATAATCCTTTTGATACTGACAATCTTGTTTGGATAGATGGAGGAATTACTAATACAATAAATTATAATCTTCTAATTCACGATAGATTTTTTGATAAAATAGAGAAGTATCTAGATCCTTTCTTATTTGTACAATATCCTTATCCGTACTATGGTCAAGGTGTTAAAGAGGTGCATGGATTTGAATGGGAAGCGTTGAATAGAATAGCTGGAGGAACAGTCGAGTGGATATGTCGAGGAGGACTATTCGGTGGAAATAAAGAAGCTATTAAAGAAGTGAATTCTTATTACTGGCACTTATTAAATGATTCTTTGAATGAAGGTTTGATGGGAACAGAAGAGAGTTTGTTTTCTATATTAGCAGAAAAATACCCAGAATTGTGTAGAGCCACTAGAATTGGAATAAATGGTCACATACAAGAATTTGTTGAAAAAGCATTAGATGACACAGCTGAATTAATTCCTATCCCAGAAAAAAGAATTAAACTTCAAAAGAAAATGGTAGACGTTGACAAATTAAAAATGTCTATCTATATGTTGACCTTTAATTTTCCATATCAAGTAGAACATACTATTCAAACTTGGTTAAAGCATCCTAAGTTTATCACTAACACTAGAAATATTTTAATCGATAACTCTACTAACGAAGAAGCAAGAATAGAAAATGCTAAGCTTTGTGAGAAATACGGATTCGAACATATCATAACAAACGAGAATACGGGTATTAATGGTGGTAGATTCAGAGCAGCTAAACACTTCCAAGAATCAGATAGCGATTATTACCTATTCTTAGAAGACGATATGGGTATTCATCCACCAGAAGAGACTGGATTTTGTAGAAACGGATTTAGACTATGTGTAGATAATTTGTACGATAAGATTTTAAAAATAATGCACGGAGGATCTGACGTAGACTTTTTAAAATTATCTTTCACAGAGGTTTACATGGACAATAATATTCAAGTGTCTTGGTACAATATTCCTCAGGCAGTAAGAACAGAGTTGTATCCTGATTATGATAAATTGCCTGAACATGGATTAGATCCAAATTGTCCAAGAACAGTATTCGATAAGATAGAATTCGTAGAAGGTTTAGGTTATATTACTGGAGATGTTTACTACGCTAACTGGCCAACTATATGTGGAAAGACAGGCAATCAAAAGATGTTCTTAGATACTACATGGGAAAGACCTTACGAACAGACTTGGATGAGTTACATGTTCCAAGAAACTAAAAAAGGAAATTTAAAACCATCTGTATTATTGGCAAGCCCTATTCACCATAATAGAATCGCTCACTATAAACCAGAGGAAAGACGAGAGAACTAATATTTATTAGAGTATGCCATTTATCCAATTTGAACCATTTACTCTTTCATTCGAAGCAGAGTCTACCATCTATCAAAAAGAGGTTAGATGTCAAGTGAATGAAAACGATTTTAACTATACGCTTAACCCGTCTGCAATTAAGGCGGGAACAAGCGGATCTTATATTGACGCTGTAACAGGTTCAGAGTTTAGACCTTACGTAACAACCGTAGGAGTATACAATGACGCAGACGAATTATTGGTAGTAGGTAAACTATCTACTCCTTACCCAGTTCCACCAAATACAGACATGGTGTTTGTTATTCGTTGGGATAGCTAAGATATTTATTAGAAAATAGTCTATGTCAAATTGGTTATACGAAGGGAAACAGCTTACTCAATTAAAAGATTTCCCAGATGATGTTGTAGGATTTGTCTACAGAGTCACAAACAATAAAACCGGCAAATTCTACGTCGGTAAAAAAATCCTTAGAAACGTACTAACAAAAATTCTAACAAAGCGAGAGATTTCGGAGTGGACAAAACCAGGTCGTATCCCAAAGAAAAGAAAGGAAATTAAAGAAAGTAATTGGGCAGACTATTATGGCTCTAGTAAGTTAATAGCAGAGGACATTAAAATCTTTGGTAAAGAAGCATTCACTAGAGAGATACTAAGATTCTGCACCACGAAGAAACAGATGAGCTACTGGGAGACCTATTATCAAATGACACTAAGAGTTTTAGAAGTGGAAAGCTATAACGAGAATATAGCAGGCAAATGGTACCGCAGGGACGTTAATCCAATCACACCCGAACTCAAGGACGAAGAGGAATAGAAATTACGATAGAATATTAAGATAAAATAAAAGGGAGCCCAAATGAGCTCCCTTTCTTATTAGAGATATTGACTGCGTATTAATACATTAAACTTCTGTGTTGTATATTCTCCAAAAACTCCTCTTGACCTTCTTTTGCCAAACTAAAATTGTCTGGGAAAATCCAAGTATAAGGTATATTCTTGGTAGGTTTCTTTTCACCATGAGAGATTGCGATGTGCTTCCAAAAGAAACATGTCTTGTCTTCAATGTTCAGATACTTCTGGGAAGTCATGGGATTAGAAGGGTGATTCACTAATAGATCCATCTGATATAACCATTGCTCTGCCTGTTTGTTCTCAGGAATGAATGCTCCAGCTTCGTTAATAGTATACTTAACTTTACCGTTTAAATTCTGACCACCGAAGATCTGGTGCAATCCATCGAAGTGTCCAGTTCCACCGAATAGAATAGACTCAGGATCTACCAAGTGTGGATAACTCATTGCGATGTATCTTGCGGTGTTCTTACACGGATACAAAGGACTTCTAAAGTTTTGATGCTCTTTAAAGTAAGACTCTAACTTCTTAGCGAACTCCATCATTGTGTAAGGTCCACGTTTACCATCTTCAACGTCTTGTAAAAGATAGGCTAAATCTCTGCCTGCAAATTTAGGACCGTGCAATAACCAACTCTTAACGTCTGTACCTTTTGGATAGTAGATCTGAAATAAATCGTTTCTAGCATGACGATTATTAACGAAGTGTTCTTTGGTTGCTTCTACTCCTTCTTTTGCAAGTTTCATAAAAGTTCCCCAATGCTCGTTACTAAAACTAAACACTAGAGTGTAAAACATTCTTAGTTCGTTGTCAGTAACATTATCTCTCATGTAATAACAATAAGGATGTTCGTGCCAATGTAAGCGATGAGAGAAGATCTGATACTCGTCCTTTAATAAAGCATCTTGTCTTGTGTCGTATTTTTGACAGAACTCAAAGAACTTTTCGATACGTTGCTCTAATGGCCAATCTCGCATCCAAGAGTCCTTTGGTTTCTTGCCTTTGAATTCTACTTCGCAAGTGTTTGGAAATAAAATGTCACTCATTATTTTGTATTTTTCTTTCTGAATGTTGATGTACCGTGTTCTAAAATATTCTTCTCTTCTTCTTTTGATATTTTAAAAAGCTTCTTTACGTAAGCTGGGTTTCTAGGAATAATCAAAGAAAGTTTTTTCTCTGGATTAAACGAACCTTCTAATACTTTAGTCATACACTCTTTAGGATCTACTTCTAATACGTAACCATCAAATTCGTGTGGTACTTTAGAAGGCAAAGATAAGATGTAGAACTTATCGCACTTGAATATGTTGTTTAGATTCTGTGTTGTTTTACCTGCGTTAATTGCCCAACAATCGAACTTAACGAAAGGAGTAATTGCTTTTACTTGCACAGTAGCTCCGTCAATTTTCATGTCCCAATAACCGAATTCGTCTGTGTTAATTTCTACTTGATGTTTTTTTGAAAAGTGGTTGTACACTATTTTCTCTGCGATATTGCCTGTGGCTTTTATTTTAAAATCGCGTTGTGTTGTTTGTTTCATTTATAATGTTCTTGTACCCTTTCTTTGTATTGTTCTTCTGTAATAAGAAGTGATTTAATTACCTTGTCATCGGAAGGGTGTTCTGTAATACCGTTAAAGCTTGGGACAAGTCCAAGATCTAACATTGCTTTTTGTCGACCGTACGGATGGTCTTTAATACTGCTGCTGTTCCATACATGATCGAAATCTAAGTGATCGTAGTCCGCTCCTGGTTTTACGTAGTTCTCAATCCATCTAATTGAGTCACACGCAACGTCCTCTGCGTTGTACGGAAAACTACCGGTGTCGTCGTATATCTTCATCATAACCGAATCTAAGAATACTTCTTCTGGCATTTTCGTAGACTTCTTTGCTAAATAGCTAACGCACTCCTTTGCATTCGTACCGTAATAGAATGGACTTTCACGATTAACAAATTCAGGGAACCAATCGGCTATGTCAGCAATAAATGCAGCGTACTGAAATCTAAAAGCTCTAAGTCCTCTGTCTGTGTTCCACTTAAACATAAAATCTCCTACTTCTCTCAAGTTTTTCTTTCCACCAGTTTCTAAGAAGGTAGCTACGTCTTCTGCTAACTGAGGAACGAATTCGCAAAGGAAATAATCTCCTCCACGTTTGTAATTTCCTTGAGGTTTAGGGAAACTTGGGAACTGATAACCTACCGATGTGTAAAATGGTTTAGTTGCTCCTTTTATGATGTCGATTAGCTGAGGTATATTGTCAGCTTGATGCATCTCGAACAAGAGCGTGTTGTGATACCCTGAAGGTTTCATCGAATAGTTAATAGCAGATCCTGTTAATCTGTGAAACAAGAACAAATAGATCCACTCTCTTAAACCGAACACGTCGCGCTTACCTGTCCAATTTTTAGAAACGGTTTCTCTCTGTTTTGTCATGTGACCTTGAGCCATTTTGTTCCAGTAAGGGTGATCTTCGGAAAAACCGTAAAACACGTCGTTAACAATCTGTGAGAATCCCGCGTACTTTCTTTCAACCACGTCGTATAGTTCTACGTGTTTCATTAAGTCATCAGGTACAGAACTGTCTGCATGCTTTATAATTCCTAAGTTACACTCTTCTTGTTGTGTTTTAGCCATTTGGTAATAGCGTAAAAACTCGTCGTAATATTTTGTGGTTGTAATCCACTTTGGGCTTGCTGTAATCATATTATTTATTTTCTAGTATTCTTCTTGTTTCCATTCTCTTCCACATAGCTTCGGTATGTATGTGATAATATTCTGGGTCTGTCTCTAACCACTTCTCTTCATCTACCCACTCCTGTCTACCGAATCCGATACCGGCAATTTTAATGTGTACTGCACCATCTCTTTTTAATGCAATACGTTTAGTTTTTTCTATGGCTTCGTCTTGAGTTCTTGCCATAACACAGCAAACATAATCTTGTAATCTATTCCAATTAGGTTGCTCTTCTCTTGAATTAGTGTAGTGTGCGTAGTAAACTGTCATTGGTTTTGCATCGTTCTGCTCTCGAAGTATTCTCTCTTTTTCCGCTCGAGCCCATTCAACGTAGAAGTTTAGTACATGATCATCAGGATCTACGTCGTCGTACTCGTTACACTGAAATATTCTCCACGAATCTAACGCATACTTACCAACTCCTTTAAGTCCAATTAGTTTGTGAGTAGGAATATAGATAGGATTGCCATACTCTTGTACTAACTCCAACCACTCATAAGAGAACTGTTTCCAAGCTTTTACTCTTTTGTTATAAAAACCTAAAGGCTTAATTATCTCTATGATCTCTGCGTCTGGGCAGTCGATTAGACGTTCTGCCGTACCGCATTTGTTAAAGAAGTGTTCTCTAACTTCGTCTACTTGTCTGTGATGGGTTTGGTTTAGCATGAAACAGACCATTAACATTTTCCATGGGTCGTCTCTGTACTCTTCCTGTCTGGTGAGGTAAGGTGATGTTTGTAATCTCATAACTTTTATTGTAATCAAATATACGAAAAATATATCAAATCTATTCGTTTAAGTTTCTAGTAACATAGAAATAGGGGCTGGGGCCCCTACTCTTATAATAATTCGAATTTGATACCCAAATCTTTTAATCTCTTTTTAGCTTCTTCGAACTGAGTGTCTTTTTCGAAACAAAGCGCTCTCATTTTTGGTCTAAATGCTACTAGTTTTATTTCGTCGCATTCAATCACTTGTTCGTCTACCTCTTCTACTATCAAAACTTGCATAACTTACATTTTTTGCTATTATATATTTTGTATGTATTCTATAATATCGTCAATTGAAAATCCACGATCTAAAAGAGATTCTATGGCTTTAGTAAGCTCTCTTCCTCCAGCTTCCTGAAACTGATCTATTTTACCGTATCCAAATTTTGTATCGAATTTTTCCTCTTCTTTTAAAATCCCGGCTAATTTTTGAAATTGTTTTATTTCTGAGGTTTTCATAGTTAATTTATTAAAAGTTTCTCTTAGCTGAGATCGTATCTTTAACGAACTGTAAGATCTCTCTGTAGTCGAATCCGTCAGCCATTAAGCTTTCGATACCAGCTTTGATCTGATCTCCACCTAAACTCATCATTCTATCGTCGTCGCTCATATCCATATCGTTATCGCCTTGAGCAATATTACCGAATGAATTTTCTTCTTTTAAAATTCCTGCTATTTTTTGAAATTGCTTTACTTC